TTACGAGAACCAGCCGCCGAACCAGCCGTGCAGTTTCATCAGCACGAAATCGATCATCCGGCTAAAGAACCCGCCTTCATTGACCGCTTCCATAACAATCAGCGGCCGCTGTTCAATGGTTTTATCATTCAGTTTAAAGTCGATGGTGCCGACAACCTGCCCTTTAGTCAGCGGTGCGGTCAGCTGCGTATCATTCAGGGTGTAGCTGGCCTTCAGGTTTTTCAGCTGGCCTTTCGGCAGCGTGATGGAACCGGCATCGCCCGCGCCAAGCTTCGCTTCACTGCTATCGCCAAACCAGACGCGCTGGGTAATGAAGGTGGCATCAGGTTTAATCGGCGTCACGGTTTCATAAAAGCGGAAGCCCCAGGTCAGCAATTTTTCAGATTCGTTAAATCGGATACGGTCAGTTTTGGTGCCGAGCACGACGGCAATCAGGCGCATGTCGTTTTGCGTCGCGGAAGAGACCAGATTGTAGCCCGCACCGGCGGTGGTTCCGGTTTTCACGCCGTCAGCGTTAAGGTTCGTGCTCCACAGCAGGCGGTTACGGTTCGGCTGACGAATTTTGTTGAAAGTGAACTCTTTTTCTTTGTGGATCGCATACTCTTCCGGCACATCATGGATCATCGCTTTGGTCAGCAGCGCCATATCGCGGGCAGTACTGAACTGACCCGGCGCATCAAGCCCGTGCACGGTCTTAAAGGTGGTATTGGTGAGGCCCATCTTCTGCGCATAGCCGTTCATCAGGCTGACAAAGGCGTCCTGGCTGCCCGCCACGTAGTCGGCAATCGCGATGCTGGCGTCGTTGCCGGACTGAATGATAACGCCCTTGTTAAGATCTTCCACCGACACCTGCATTCCAGGCTTGAGGAACATCACCGAGGAGCCGCGCAGCGCCGGGTTACCGGTGGCCCACGCATCGCGCCCGATGGTCACCATATCCGTAGACTTAATCTTACCCGCCTTGAGCGCCTGGCCGACAACGTAGCTGGTCATGATCTTGGTCAGGCTTGCCGGATCGAGTTTTTCATCGGCATTGCCTTCGCTGAGTACTTTGCCGCTGGCATAGTCCATCAGGATCCAGGCGCGCGCGTCAATGGATGGCGCATCGGGGAGTTGTTCCGCAGCCTGCACCGCAGGCGCGACGAGAAATAAAAGCGCGCAGCCTGCCGCGAGGCCGCGAAGGGAAAAAGCATCATGCGTCATAAGAGCCACCCAAGTATCCTTTCCAAACAAAAATATGCCGCCACACTCGTTCCGCGCCGCAGCAGCCGGTGAGTAAAGCGTACAAATGACCTTAAAGAAACAGCGAGTTGGTAAAGTTTTTAAAGTTTACGCAATAACCTCGCGCGGCGCTGCAAACAGCGCAATTTTTTTGATCGCGGTTGCCTAAATATTAACTTTATTATGGCATGCAAAAAATTAGTTTAGCAAATTCAATGATCTGCAATATTTTCAACGATATAGCTCGGTTGACTTCGGGACAAATGCGGACAAATGCGGACATTTGATTGCCCCAAACCGTGCCCCAAACGCCATTTTGCCCCAAAATCTGCCCCATTTTTACCCCCTTCAAACAGGGCTATCATCCTACCTCATATCGTTGATCACGTGCGTTGCAACTTCGAGCACTTCAACCTCATCCATGGCATCTCCTTCAATCGATTCTCCTTCGACAGTGATGAACGATCTACCCATTAGCTTTGCAAACTGAAGTTCGCCAGCAGAACGTATGAGCAGAATACTCCCCTGCTTCACTTTCATGGACAAATCAAGAACAACATACCCACGGTCAGTTGCGATAACTCGTGAGTTTACTGTGATGTTGCACAGAGAATTCACAGTCAAAGCAGTTTCAATGTAATCCGCAGCCGGTGACGGGAATCCCACGATTACAGCCCTCCGTTCGGGTTATAGAGCTGGAAAGTTCGCTCGTCCCCCTCTTTCGTTGAGACATCCCGGAACGTCGTCACATAATGCTCTATCCACTGGTTTGCCTGACGCGGAGACCATATCCAGTTAACCTTTGTAAGTTCCAAGATAAACCTGGATGTTGTCACTGTACGGCGGCCATTTGATTCAATGACAATTGCCTGACGCCAGGCCATTTCGATATCTGAGTTTCGCGGCATAATTTCACCTCACATAAACACTGTTTATATATACAGTAGATTTAACCCGGTCACATATCAATATAGGTTCAGGCTATCAATTCGCGTCATTGACGTAACGCATTGATGTAATAAGTAAGGTAAGTCTTAAAGTGTTTTCAGTGCTTAACTGTTTGATGATTTTGCGAACAGTGCGACGATAAAATTTTGCAGCTATGGCACCGCCTCAATAGCAAATTGCTAACCAGCAGGCTTTTGCATACGGTTCGCAGGAGAGCAACCTTAACCAGCAGGAGGATTTTTATAAATGACCCATCAATACCGATGCAAAGAAACATGAGAAGGGGCCGTATGGCCCCTTTTCGTATTAGTTGAAGCTGCTACTACTGGTCCGGAATGCCATTGCTGTGATGTTCTCCACCCTGCAGCTATAGTCAAAATTGGCGTCATTTCCATGGGCCTCAACAAAGCAACTCACTTTGTTATTGTCCGCGTTGAGGTTAGCTGCAAATCGAAATTCCTGTGCAATGGTCCCTGTAAATCCGTTATCACCCATCATTTGGTATTTTCGAGTGACCTGCTGCCCTCCTACATTAAACACAACATCCACCGTGTAGCCATATTTTCTATCAATACCCGGCGACTCCATTAGCAACGTACAGCAAAGAACAACGGTCATTCCATAACCACGATTCTGATAGTAAATATTACGGCGCACCCTGTTGTTACGACGAAATGCCATATCATCGTAGCGACGGGCAATAGCAATATCCCCGATAAATTCCTGCGCCTCCAGCTTGCCCTTGAACGTACCACTGGTTGCTTCAATATGACCCGTGAACTTTCCGCTGTTTGCATGAACTTCCCCACGCACGACAACATTATTAAATTCGCTGGCTCCCGATTTAGTGATGCGCCAGCCCTCACTGCCCCCAACGTAGTTGTTTGACTGAATATCGCCAATCTTGGCGTTCTGGATCGAACCGTTCTTAATCCGGGCGGTATCAATGTACAGCTCGTTTCCTTCAGCAATCATCACCGGCACAGCAGTCTTGCTGTTGCGGTTAAACAGCGAGAAACGGTCGGCATAGAGGATCATGTCGCTTGTGGAACCATCGCTGCCCAGCACGATCCCGGCGCCTACCTTCTTCCCGTTATTTGTTTCAACTTTGATGGAGTACATCGAGTTGACCTTGCCGTTTGTATCCGCCAGCGTCTGACCCTGGGCCTGTACGGTCGAGGATAACGTACCGACGGTACTGTTCAGGCTGGTCAGGCTGCTGGCTGTTGATTCGATTTTATCTTCAGCCTTCGTGACCCGCGTCGTCAGCGAACTGACCGCGCTGGCATCCGCTTTATTTCCGAGGCTGTTCTGCAGGCTGGTGAGCTGCTGCCCCTGCGAGGTAATTTTCCCCTCTGCGCTGGTCACGCGCGTTGTCAGCGAACTGATGGCTGCAGCGTTGACGGTATTGGCCACCTCATCGCTGACATCGATGCAGAATGCATCGTCCAGATACAGATAACCAGCGGACAGGCTGGAGCGCAGAGAGATGATCAGCTCTGCGTCTGCCGTCGGCTTATAGTCGCCGCTGATATAAGTCCATGCAGTACCTACGCTGGCCGGGATCGTAATATCTTTCAGCGGCCCTGAGCTATTGCGGATGCTGATTTTGGTATTGCTGGCATTGCTGATGGCCATATCGGCAGACCTGCGCACCCAGGCACCCACGCGGTACGTCTGGCCACCCGTCAGCTTCACCACCTGGTCACAGGCCGTTGAGCCGCTGGATGTCTTCGTGGCCTGAATGATGTATTTGCCGGACTTCGGGTTCTGCGCTGCCAGCGTGCTCCAGCCGGAGTTACTCCAGCCGTCAAAACCGCGTTCGAACGAGTTGTTCGCCAGCATGTTGCCGGGCATGGATTTTGCCGCGTCCGCATCCTGCTGGGTGGCCGCAATGCTGTTATTCAGTGATGTGACGCTGCTGCCCTGGCTCTCCAGCTTATTTTCAGCCTGCGTGACACGGTTAGTCAGGGAGGTGACCGTCGAAGAATCAGCCTTCTTTCCGATGTTCTGGTTCGCGGTCGTCAGTCCGTTCTGCAGACTGGTGATGCTGCTGCTCTGGCTCTCCAGCTTCCCTTCTGCGCTCGTTACCCGGTTGGTCAGCGCGGTCAACGCTGTCGCATCCGCCTTTTTATTAACGTTGCCATTGGTGGTGGCCAGGTCGTTCGTCAGCTTTGTGATGCTGCTGCCCTGTGAGGTAATTTTCCCCTCTGCCGTGGTCACGCGCGTGGTCAGGCTACTGATGGCCCCGGCGTTGGCGGCAATATTCACTTCATCCGTGATATCCACAAAATAGAAGTCGTCAAAATACTGAGAGCCAGACTTCAGGGAAGAGTAGATAGCCACATCAACCATTCCGTCAACCGTCGCCTTCCATGTTCCGGACAGCTCAACCCATGAGGAGCCGGTGGGCAGGTCTGCGGTTTTAAACTGGCGATCGTACAACAGGGACGACTGACCAATACGCAGTTTGTTATTGCCCTGATCCTGCATGACCGAACCGCCCTGCGCACGGGCAAACACTCCGATTTTATAGGTGTTGCCCTTCGTTACCGGGACCTTCTGGGATAGTGTGGCAAGACCCACACCACACATCGCGATTTTGCTGCCGTAGTTCGGCGACTGCGCACTGATAACAGACCCGACGCTTCCCCATCCGGTAAACGCATCCTGACCACGTTCGAATGACCCGTTGGAAATCAGGTTGCCGGGGATTTTACCGTCAGCAGCCAGACTGGCCGTGGTATCACTCAGGGCGTTATTCAGCTGCGTCAGACTGCTGCCCTGGCTTGTCAGCGTTTTGCCCTGCTCCGCCACGGTGTTTTGCAGCGTCTGCAGCGCACTCGCATCCGCCTTTTTGTTGACATTGGCATTCGTCGTCAACAGGTCGCTAGTCAGCTTCGTTATCGCGCTGTTCGCCGCCGTAATGTCTTTGCCCTGCTGCGTTACCGTGTTCTGCAGGGTCTGAACGGCACTCGTGTCCGCCTTCTGGCTGACTGTGCTGTTTGTCGTCTTCAGCCCGTTTTCCAGCGCCGTCGTCCGGCTCCCGATGCTGGACAACGTATCGCCCTGCTGGGTGACTTTCGTGGTCAGGGAGTCAACCGCAGAGGCCGCCGCGTCTGCTGTGCCCTGCGCATTGTAAGCATCGGTGACATCGGTGATAACCAGGTCGTCGATATACAGGTTATAGCCTGGCGTATTGCTGCCGTTCGCTCCGCGCGTGGAGATCCAGACCACTGCGCGCGTCGCGCCTTTCGCTGTGGCTTTTGCATAGCCGGAAAATTTAACCCATTTGTCACGACCGGCCAGCGCGGACTCGCTGACATTCGCTGCCCCCAGCCATGAGTTCGCACCCGCATCATTTTGTACGTTGAGACCGACGACAGTGACCCAGCCGCTGGACGGGTTTTCTCCGGAAGGCATCATCGCCCAGAATTCAACCCTGAATACTGCCGTATCGCGAATGGCAAGGCGTGAGCCGATTAAATCATCGCTGTTGCCTGTCGTGTTCTGTGCGCGCGAAACGCGCATACATTTGCCGCCCGAGTAACTGACCCCGGTGACCACTCGCGCTGACCCACCCAGGTTGTGGTTTGCGTCGTAGGATTCAAACGTTCCGTCCAGCCACGGGTTTGAGCCTTTACGGGCATTAATATTCAGCGAGCTGTTCAGGCTGGTAATGCTGTCAGCCTGGCTGCTGATATCCTTTTCCGTCTGCGTTACCCGATTAGATAACGCGTTTAAGGCAGTGGCGTCGGCTTTCTTCGTCACGTTCGCGTTGGTGCCCGACAGGTCATTCTGCAGCTTTGTGATCGCCTGGCTCTGGCTGGCCAGCGTCTTGCCCTGCTCAGTAACCTTTGACGATAAATCATTCACGACACTGGCGTCGGCTTTACCCGCCACGCCATTTGATGAAAACACAACTACATGACGGATAAAAAGTCGTGCACTGGTGGAAGGCGCCCAGCCGCCCGCTGCAAACCGCAGATAGACGAAATTATCAGTAAAATCTGCTGGAATGGTCAGCTCCACGGTTTTCGTCTGCCAGCTGGTCGTTGTCCCTTTTAACCATGATGTACTGGATACCACCCAGCTGGTGGGGTTATTCAGGTCAGAAATAACCCCAACGGAGTCAGAGGATATATTCGACATCGCCTCTGAGGATTTAAATTCAAACGTAACGGTTAATTTCGTATCTGGCTCAACCGGAATGCGGGTCTGGTTGGCTACACGAATGGAGCCTGTCGTCGTTCTCAGCGCCTTTTCCCCGGCATCATACGTAAACGCGGAGCCGGTGCCGGAATCCACCCATAGCGAAAGGTCCGATTCCATCCCCCCGTTAGCTATCAGACTGCCGGATATCAGCGATGCCTGAAGTTGCGTGATGCTGTTACTCTGGCTTGTCAGTTTCCCTTCGGCTTCGGTAACCCGGTTACTTAACGAGGTGACGGCTGACGCGTCGGCCTTCTTCGCGATGTTCTGGTTCGCGGTCGTCAGCCCGTTCTGCAGGCTGGTGATGCTGCTGCCCTGGCTGCTCAGGGTTTTGCCCTGTTCTGTTACGGTGTTCTGCAGCGACTGCAGCGCACTCGCGTCCGCCTTTTTGTTAACTGTGGCATTCGTCGTGGCCAGATCGTTCGTGAGTTTCGTGATGCTGCTGCTCTGACTCTCCAGCTTCCCTTCCGCGCTCGTTACCCGGTTGGTCAGATTACTGATGGCAGTGGCGCTGGCCGCAATACTGGTCTCATCAGTCACGTCAATAAGATAGAAATCATCAAAATACTGCTCACCCGTCGCCAGCAGTACCATAATGGAGACGTCAAGGACTGCCGTTTTCGTCGCCTTCCATGTGCCAGAAATTTCCTGCCAGACAGAGCCTGTCGGCAGCGTCGCGGGATTGAACTGCACCTCTTTCAGTGGTCCGCCGGATTCACCAATACGCAGCTTGTTATTTCCGGCAGCGCCTGACGGCATTGTCGTGCCACCTGAAACTCGCGTGAACACACCTATTTTGTAGGTGCGATCCTTTATGAACGAAATCTTCTGAAGCAGCGAGACCACGTTACTGCCCGGCACCACCTTGAGGATTCGGGTGCCGTTGTACGGTGACGATGCCGTTATGACTGACGTCGCTGACTGCCAGCCAGTAAACGCAGCCTGGCCGCGCTCGAATGACCCGTTGGAAATCAGGTTGCCGGGTATCGCCCGGGAGGCATCCGCATCAGCAACAGCTTCATTGAGGCTGTTGCTCAGCTGCGTCAGGCTGCTGCCCTGGCTTGTCAGCGTTTTGCCCTGCTCCGCCACGGTGTTCTGTAACGTCTGCAGCGCACTTGCATCCGCCTTTTTGTTGACATTGGCATTCGTCGTCGACAGGTCGCTGGTCAGCTTCGTTATCGCGCTGTTCGCCGCCGTAATGTCTTTGCCCTGCTGCGTCACCGTGTTCTGCAGGGTCTGAACAGCGCTGGCGTCCGCTTTCTGGCTGACGGTGATGTTTGTCGTCTTCAGCCCGTTTTCCAGCGCCGTCGTCCGGCTCCCGATGCTGGACAACGTATCGCCCTGCTGGGTGACTTTCGTGGTCAGGGTATCCACTGCTGACGCGGTGGCATCGGCGGTTTTCTGTGCGCGGTTCGCTGCGGTGACGTTGCGCAGATGCCAGTCTGCTGCATACCAGACCGTACCAAAGGGTGAACTCTGGTTAACCTGCAGGAAGGGGCGCAGGAAATTCGTGTCGGACGGCACCGTAAAGCGCCATGTTGCGCGCTTCCAGGCCGCCGTGGTTTTCGTGTTACCGCCAGAAAGCCTCGCTTTAACCCCTTCTGTCGCAGAGGTGCCGCTGGCGATATAGAGATTAAAATCGGCCTGACCGGCGCCGCAGGCTACCAGGGCCGACATCTCGAAGACATCACCCGGTGTGACAGCAATGTTGTTTATTTTTGGGACATGATCGCGGCCTGCCAGACGAACCACGTACGCAAACGGGCAATCCCCGGGCACGCCAGCAGCGCCGGATGATACGACGTCATACCCCATACGGTCGTAAGAAGGATCAAATGCCGGGTTAGGTATATAGTCATCCCCGGCTGCTTTTGCGGCGCTAATTGAGCTGTTGAGGGAAGTGATATTGCTGTTCGCTGCAGTCAGGCCACTTTCCGTCTTCTCCACTCGACCGGTCAGTGACGTCAGCGCGCTCTGATCCGCCTTTTTACTCACATTCGAGTTCGTGGTGGTCAGGTCATTCTGCAGCTTTGTGATTGCCTGGCTCTGGCTGGCCAGCTTCCCTTCCGCTGAGTCAACGCGACTGGTCAGGTCAGTCACGGCAGAAGCATTTGCCTTCTTCGACACCCCGGTCGACGAAAAAACGTCGACTTTACGGATATACAGACGCGCACTGTTTGACGGTGCCCAGCCCCCGGCGGCAAACCGCAGATAGACATAATTCCCGGTAAAGTCTGCCGGAATGGTCAGCTCCACGGTTTTCGTCTGCCAGCTGGTCGTCACGCCACTCAGCCACGGAGATTCTGAGGATAGCCAGGCGACAGGATTGCCCAAATCAGTTATCACACCAACGGTATCAGACGATACGCTGTTCATCGTTTCCGATGTTTTGTACTCAAATGAGACGGTAAGCGTCAGCCCGGCCTCAGCAGGGATACGCGTGACGTTGGCAACCCGAACAGAGCCGGTTGTCGTTCTCAGCGCTTTTTCACCTGCATCATACGTGAATGCCGAGCCGGTACCGGAGTTCTCCCAGAACGACAGATCCACATCCATGCCGCCATTGCTAATCAGGCTCCCTTCAGCCAGGGTGTTTTTCAGCATCGTCAGCTGGCCAGACTGTGTTGTCAGGTTGCCTTCCGTCGCGGATACCCGGTTGGTTAACGCCGTGACCGCGCTCGCATCGGCCTTTTTACTGACGTTTGAATTGGTTGTCGTCAGGTCGTTCTGCAGTTTAGTGATCGCGCTGCCCTGGCTTGTCAGCGTTTTATCCTGCTGGCTGACGCTGGACTGCAGGCCCGTGATGGCGTTGCTGTTTGCGGCCACACCCGACTCTGTTTTACCGACGCGGTTAGACAGCGAGGTCAGCGAATTCCCCTGGCTGGTTAACGTGGTGCCCTGCTGTTCAACCTTTTGCGTGAGGGACTGCAGCGCGGTTGCATCGGCTTTTTTACCCAGACTGGTTTCCAGCCCGCTGATTTTGCTGGCCTGTGCGCTTTGTGCAGTCGACAGGGAACTCAGCTCCTCCGCGACCGAGGATTTATTCTCGTTGAACTGCGTCTGCAGCGATTCCCGGGCTGTCACCTCTGCTTTATCAGCAGTGATACGGGCATTCATCTCCTGATACAGCAGGCCGGAACGCAGATCCGCCAGGCTGTTACTGTCCGTCGTTCCCCTTATCTGTGCCGCCAGCGTTGAGCGCTTCAGCGCTTCCGCTTCATCTGCCTGCGTCCGCGCCATCTCCTCATTACGCAGCGCCGCAGTACTGGCCGCCGGTGCCGGACGCCCGACCGATATCCAGTGGATCAGGAAATGGTTGTCAGCATTCTGCCCCTGAGCCAGATCCAGGCGAAAGCGGCGGACCGTACCGGATGCGTTCCAGTTCACATCGGAGATGGCCACCACGCTGATACCATCGCCGTCAAACTCCTGCTCCGCGATACTCACCGAGCGGGCATCACTCCAGCCGGTTTCCTCTGTACCAATCCAGTAAAGCCGCCCTTTCCATGCCGGATTACCCACGCGTTTAATACGCAGCATGACGGTGCGATAGGAGGAAGCCGGAATAGTTTGCCCGTTGGGTGAGCGGCAGGAGGCGGTGCTGTTCAGTGCTTTCAGCCAGCCGTCGTCCGTGATTTGCATCGGCACCTGACCGGCATCGTCCTCGGTCCACCCCTCATTGTCTTTATCGAAATACCAGATACTGAACGAATCAAACTGCTGCCCGCTACCGGCGGAAATTTCAGAAATCTGACGGGCCAGTGACTCGTCGCCGTCCTGAATAATCGTCTGCAGATTATCAATGGCGGCCACGCGCTCGTTTTTTTCATTCAGCAGCTGGTCTGCCGCCTGCGCCGCTTTCGCGTTGACGTCCGCAATGCGGTCGGCAGTCTCCTGTTTTACCGCTTTGTCCCAGCCTGTATTCGCCTGGGCGATGGACTGTTTCAGACTGTTTTCAACCGCCTGCAGCCGGGATTTTAACGCAGCATCCCCCTCGGTGAGGGTTTTGTTAACGTCAGCGATCTGCTGGTCAACGGAGGTATTAATATCGCTCACGGCATCGGTGATGCTCTTGTTGACTGCCGTGATATTGTCACTGAGCGTCTGATTTACGCTGTTGATATTCTCCGTTATCGACGTGTTGACGGACTCTATCTGACCGTCAACCTGCTGGCGGATCTCAGACGCAGAATCATCAATACTCTGGTTAATATCGGTGACCTGCTGCGCGACTTCTTCACGAATAGCCTCGGCGGTTTTTATCAGCTCCTTATGAGTCTCCTCAATATCCCGCTGGGCTTCCTGCCAGGCTTCCGTGTCCTTAATCGCATCGGTCAGTTTGTCGTAATAGTCACCGATATCGTCGCTGGCCATCCCCTGCACCCAGGCCGTCCACGGACTTTCATTGCCGATACGGTCAACGATCCGCGCGCGGTACCAGAATATCGCCGCAATCTGCAGGCCCATCTGCTGATACGTTTTACCCGGATACGCCACATCAGACAGCGCCATCGCCCCGTTGCCGTTGGGATTAGGACTGTACTGCAGCTCGGTTTTCTGCGTATCGCCGCTCCCCTCCGGGAACGCCCAGTTCAGCTGCACGCCATGCAGCAGGGAAGTGGTGGTCAGCGCCAGCGGTGCCGACGGCAAACCGATTTTTCCGGTCAGCGTTTTCTCTTCTGAGTATGCCCAGCCGCTGGAGACCTCTGCAGCGTTGATCGCCCGGACACGGGCCAGATAACGACCGGCATAAATGCCGCTGACCTCGAACGAGGTGGTCGAGCTGCGCGGCACGTTAATCCAGTTACCGTCATTACGTCGCCACTGCGCTTCATACGAAATCGCATCTTTCACCGCATTCCAGTGCACCTGCATCGTTTCAACACTGATGCCCTGATTCACCACAGAATACGAGCTGATGACGATATTTTCCGGCGGTGACTGGTTCCCCGGAGGAATAACGCTTATCGGGCGCTGGTCGATGATCGCGCCGGTATCGATACGCGGGAATTTATCCGGGTCGTGGGCCACGCCGGTGATTGTATACGTGGCGTTGTTGTTGTCCTTTACCCCAATAACGCGGTACTGCTGTATATACAGATCGTCGGACTCAATAACCCATACGCACTCTGTTTCCGGCGTCTCACTGTAGGCCGTAGTGACTGTTATCTGCCGTCGACCGTTGACTGACTGGATCGTCCGGGCCTGAGATATGCCTGACGGCAGGTTCAGCTGCAGCCGGTCACCGGCTTTTGCATCAGTATCCCGGTCAAGGGTAATCACCCGGCCATTCACCACACTGATACGCCCGCCGTTCACGCGTCCGGCCAGCAGTTCATCAGCCAGGCCAATGATGTAGCCCGGCTGCGGAATTTTGCCATCGAGACCTACATCGATTTCAACCATGCGGTCTTTGTTGTTGGTCAGAATGCCCCACAGGCCCTTACGGTGGGCTTCGCTCTGCCGGGTACACCCAATGGCCGTCACTTCGAGCTGGTTAAAGCTGTAGCGGGAAACCAGCTCCGGAACGAACGCCGGTTCCATCGCATCAGCATACGCATTCGCCGGGTCGGACCAGGAGACGAGCGCGTTGGTGTAGCGGGCCTTGCTTGTGCTGCTCGAATAACGCGGTTTGCCAATAATGTTCGCCCGCGTGTAGTTAAAGTCGACATCACGCGGCATATCCGCCTGTACGACAATCTGCTCACCGCTCCAGCAGGTCATCCCCCGGAAAATGGCGGCAAAATCGCGCAGCACGGTGTACGCATCGTTGCGTTCCTGGACATAGACGTTACAGAGATAGCGAGGCTCCATGCCATCGCCGCCCTTACCATCGGGGACCATCTGATCGCAGTATTGTGCGATCTGGTACAACGTCCATTTAGAAATATTGGCGCTGGTCAGGCGGTTGCCGAGGCCAAACCGGTCTGAAACAACGATATCGTAATAAATCCATGCCGGGTTATCCGTCCAGGCCCATTTAAACCCGCCGGTCCAGGTGCCGGTATACTCGCGGCTCTCCGGGTTGTAGTTATCAGGAACGCGGATCACGCGCCCGCATGGCTCACAGGAAATTTGCGGGATGGAACCATTAAACTGGCTGGAGTCGAACTCGATATAGAGCAGCGCGGTATGCGGATAGCGCAGCTTCGCGTCGATTACTTCTGTGTAGCTTTGCAGCGTCATCACATCGCCGATTTTGACGCTGTTTGCGTCCGGCGAGACTTTCCGCAGGCGAAGCGTCCATGTGCTCCCTGCCTGCGGCAGGTCGATGCGGTGGCTGCGCTCATAGCCGGAAGTGGTTTTCCCGGTAACCGCCGTTTCCAGCACGGTCTGCCACGCCCCGCCATCTGTCTGCAAATCAATGGCGTATTTAACCGTGTTGCCTACCACGTCACCATCATCTTCCTGCTTCATCAGGGACGGCCACTTCAGACGGACGCGGACGGCAGATAGCTGAGTATTTGTAAACGTATGGCTCCAGGCGGTTTCACTGGATATTTCTGTTCCGACGCTGATTTCATTTTCAGTACCCGGAATACCCTGAATATATTTTTGGGCCTGTGTTCCGGGACGAAATTCCCAGGCCACGCCGGAAAAGTTCTCTGACCCATCGGCATTTAATAGCGGGGTACCATCGAGATAAATATCCTTGCCCGTTAATTCACCTGCAAATTCACCCTCGCCCAGCGCGATGAGAATTTTGGCTTTTGCTACGGACTGTAAATCATCCGGCTGCTCCGTCGGCGTGCGCTGGCTTGAGCTGCCACCTTTGCGCCCTTTGATTATGTTATTTGCCATATTGCGTCCATAAAAAAAGCCACCGCAAGGTGGCCTGTACTGGAGGGTGTTATTTACTAAAACATCTATTGCTGGTCTTCGACATAAATTCCGGCGGAAATAATCGCGCCGCCAATTCGCCGCTTACCATAAAGCAAACCAACGGGATAACCCTGTGAGGCGGTATTTGTTACACCGCCAAAGGCATAGCTGGCTTTATTCTCGGGAGATTCTCTGCGGGCTAGACCTCCGGGCTGAGGGGAAAGCATCTGGACGACGCCGCCTAGCATCATGGCTGCGCCGCTGGTCATAAGGCTTGCAGCCAGTGGAGAAGCCGTCCCGCCCGAAACATACGTCATTACCGCGCCCACAACGACCAGCACTGCGCCAAGAATCGTTTGAAGAATTCCGGCCTTTTTACTACCAATGACGACAGGAACGATGCGGACTACTTCTCCTGTAGCAGGAAATCCCAAATCATCCTTACCAATATTCCTCTTGCCCCGGAAAACAGCAAAGGTCAGTCCCTGTTCCTTGCTGTTAAGCATGAATTTTTCGAACCCAGGAATGGTCGCCGCTAATGCGGCCCCCGCTTCATGAATTGTGCTAATTAAACGATAGTGGAGCCTGCCAAAGGTTTTTCCCAAAACGCCAGAAAGCTCTATCCGTGTCATGGTTTCTTGCATATATTATCCTTGCCATTCAATTAAAATAACACTGTCTCTCCCACTCCTTATTAAAGGAAGTGATGCCTTCATCTATTGCAGAAAAATTGACAGAAAATATGTAGCGAGATTCCCCAGTGTAACCACCAAAACTATTTTTAGCGTTGACATAACCACAGATGGCACCATTTCCCCCAATAAATTCACCAGAAAATTTAGCTGAAGAAGGATCTTTGAGCTTCACTTTTATGTGCTCTCTGGCGTTAAGGATATCATTAAGTTGTTGCCGCTCTTCTTCCTTCGCTTTTCTAGTAATTTCATTTTTCATGTCATCCCTCTGTTTTCTTAATGCATAAGCGTCTCCAAATATTGGAGACTGCGCATTAGTGAGAAACAAAAAAATTAAACATGCTAAGATAGAACTCAACCCTAGGAAACCTTCTCCGCCATGATTCTTGTCTACAAAAACAAATACAGTCATTATCGTTGGGATTAGAAAAACAAAAGATATCGGTACTCTGTAAGCATAAAAGCAAGTTATAAGAAAAAATAATATGGCCGTAATTAGTATTATTCTCTCAACAAGGAACTTTAGTTGACTACCGTCATTGTTTTTTTGAGACGTGCTGCATCGAATCTCCTTACTAGAGCTTTTGCAAGATGCGTGTTTCACTACTACATATTCACCTACCATTCCTGTGTTAACAACTATACCGTCAGCAATCATCTTATCTACAATTTCATCAAGAGTATCAGGAGGGATGCGCAAGGATTTGGATATATAATCAAAATGCACACTCCCTTCCATTTTATTAACGAAATTTACAACTTTATTATATAACTGCTCGGTGATGGCCTCATTCATTCGCATGCTCCTGTATATTGAGTTAGGAGCATGATATACAGACACCTTAAAGTAGTGAATGATATCTAACGATTTTCATCGTTCTGTCTAACCAGTATCCACCATATGGCACACGCTGGCTGAGGTGGCCATAGAGATGGTGCAGCAGCATGTTCCCTTCCAGCAGAATCCCGGCATGGTTCCACTTATCGGCCTGCACCTGCATGATGACCATATCGCCCGGCTGCGGCGGGCCATCAAATTCACGGAACCCGCATTCGTACCAGCAATCATGGTAGAAATTATCCGGATAATCGTTTTCCCACCAGTGATAGTCGACACGGTAGTCATGCAGCTCGATGCCGTGGGTCTGCCGAAAATAACTCATCACCAGCCCCCAACAGTCGTAATGGCCAAGCACGAACGGTCGCTCGATGAGCGGCAACTCACCCCTTGGATGGATGGTGCGGAGATCGCCTTCCGGCCAACTGATGATATGCCAGGGGAGCAGCATGGCATCACACTGCGCTTTATCCAGTTCGCTGGGCTGAGTGGTCGCATCCGGATGGCTGTGAACAATACCGATGACCACACCCCAATCTTCTACCTCTGCGTAATCTTCTGGAGCCAGGACGAAATTATCAATCGACTCGCTGGCCAGGTTCCTGCAGGGGAAGTACCGCTCAACACGGCCCTTCTGAGCAAGCAGCCCGCAGGCCTCGCGCGGGTACTCAGACGCAGCATGCGCCTGAATGGCTTTAATCGTTTTCTGGCGCATATCAGCTCCTTATCAACGACGTGCCAGGGAACCCCCCGAACGGTAGCTCGTTGTTTTCACCAAAGCGCAATTTGCACGCCGAGAGCGTCCCATTGCAGACGTCCTTCGAAGGGTCATCGACCGGTTTGTTGTTCTTATCGAAATATTTTGTCCCGGCATAATCACAACCATCGCCGCTGCGGTACTGGTTGCGAGTACACCAGGTGCAAATCGAGTGGTATTGCCGGGTAGGAATCATTAGCCCCTGCAGGTCCAGCGGGCTTGATAGGGTGAACTCCACCGCTTCGTCGGTTTCAAGATTTTTGGCATCGATAAAATACAACTGACGCTTTTCCTGCGTCGGGTCTGCGGACGCGTTTCCCTCCGTGAAGTTTCGCGCATCGAGATACTGCTTTTGAGTCTCATGTATCGTGATCCGCGCCTGCGCCATGTCGTCGTAATACAGGCACAGCGCTGTAATTGATCCGTCGATATTGCCCACCCGCAGCGTTGGTTGCGCATCGCTCCCCGAGGTGCTGGATTCAATCCCTTCCAGCTCGCACGGCCAGGCTTTATATTCGGTACCCTGCCACCAGATGCTTTTCGCTGGCAGCTTTGATTCATCGCCACCGGCAGCGATAATTTCCTCGGCTGAATGTGGGACGTTATAACCGTGAAAATATAAGACTTCGCCCATATTGAAGGAACGACCGTCTATTTCAAATAACCGGATTTGATCACCCGGCTCCAGCTTCTGATAATCTGAATTAAGACTCATGGTTTAAATCCCTGAATAAAAGTGGCTGAAAGTGAATAATTCCCCCCGCCCATCGGCACGGGCTTATATTGTTCACAACGGAATAGCCCCGCATCTTCAAGCGGCGGAGTCCACTGAAACGACTTTGTACCTGCATGCCGGTCCAGGAACTGTTTTATCGGTCGGATATACTCCTCAGTACCGACAAAACTCAGCTCCCATTCCTGTGACCGGGTATTTAATCCGTCCCCTGAAACCTGCGTATACCCGTCACCAAATTCCGCCTTTCTGGTGCGAAACTTCACTGTTTGCGTTGGGTTTACCCGGGGACTCCAGGTGAATATCTCGATGGCCATTAGCGTTGTCCTCTTACGGCGCTCCAGATAGCGCCACCCGGGCGCATATCCTTCGCCTGCAGCTCACGATATTTCTTCTCGACGAACGACCCAATCTGCTTGCCAAACTCTTCAAACCCTGACGTGCTGTCAGTCGAGGTTTTGTCGCCAGAAATGGTGATCCAGACTTTTGGTCCTTCGGTGGCGCTGGCGTTCTGTCCGCCACCGACCGCACGTACCCCCAAAGAGCCATCGCCTGCACGCGTCAGCGGCATAATAGCTTCCGGGCCAGCTTCACCAAAAACGCCAGCACCTTTAGCAAAGGCGAAGAATTGCGGGGTATCGTGGATTTGGTTGCTGTAAGCACTTAATGAAGGGGAATCGTAGACGCCACCTTTGGCATTGAATTCCACCGTGGCTGCAGCTGCTTCATATGATCCTGAGGGCGTTCCTGCGCTGCCAGCAGCCCCAGCAGCAGCCCCCACACCAATACCTACTGCCCCCATAATGGTTTGCATAATGGTATTGGTAACGAGCGCCTGAGCAGCCATATCCACCAGGTTTTTTATGACTGCCTGCGTCAGTGAGGAAAACAGTCCGATCATGCCGTCCCTGAAACTCTGAGTTCCCGTCAACATTCCGGTCAGCATGTTGGTAGTACGCTCCTGCGTCGTCTCAAGAAGCCCGACGGCAAGACTCTGCAGCTCTCCCTGTGACCGGTACAACTCCAGCGAAGTCTGATACTGCGCATCTGCCGACTCTTTCGTCGCCTTCTGCATCAGCATTTCGTACTGATCCTTGCTGATGGCATTGCCGGTGTAATACGCCTGCAGCAGCGACTGGCGTTGCGCCAGCTGATTGCGCAGGGAGACGAGAGGATCGACTTCACCGGCGATATCCAGTTTAGGAGCAGCAATTTCGTCAGCCTGCGCCTGCAGAAGCTCTTTGGCTGTGTCCCTGGCCAGAGTGATTCGGGCAGTCTGGTAATCTTTTTCGGTAAGAAGGCGGGCTTTGAACAGTTCGGCGAGATTCTGGCTGGCTTCCTGCTCCTTGCGTAATGTTTCCTGTGCGGGTGAGTACTGCGCGGCCAGATCCAGTCGCTGCTTCTGATAGTTCTCCGCATTCATCAAAAGCGCGCGCTGCAGGTCAGCATCGCTGGCGCCATTTTTCTTCGCTGCTTCCGCTAATTTCCTTGCGCTTTCCTGCTCCTGCAGATTGATCCGTTCAAGGCTGCTGGCATGGGCTTGTTCCACTTCACGCCTCAATTGCTCGTACTGATTAGCCTGTTTTTTCTTTGCCGCATCACCATTACCATCGCCGGTCCACACAGGTGGGGGCGTGTCTCCCAGGGTACCAGTAGTGCTGGTTATCTTCTGAATATCGCTGGCCAGCTGACTGGCGTAGTTAGCAATTCCGGTCTGAACCAGAAAGCGTGCTCTCCCGACGTTTTCCAGATTATCGCGGGTCTTCTGGATACCCTGATTGACCGACTCCAGGTCAGCTTCAGCGCGTTGACGGGCCGCCTGCATGTCCTTTTTGTTACCGAACACATCACCGATCCAGCCCTGTTTGTTGGACTGGTCGATCTGTTTGTTCATGTACTTCAGTTGTTCCTGCAGCTTTTCTTGTTCGCCAAGCTGATTATCCAGCTGATCGCCAAGGTCCAGCTCTTTAACTGCCAGCTGCTTGTCGGACATTTGCATCAGCGCAGCGGTGGTTTCAACGACGGCATCTTTCAGGTTAACAGCAGACTGTCGGGCTTCCTGTGCCCGTTGATGGAAATACAGTAACGCGGAGCCAGCCAGCATCGCTGCACCAAATGGGCCGCCAACGAAAGCAAGAGCACCTCGCGCCAGACCTACAGCAACCGATGCGGCTCGGGCTGAAATCGATAACTGGCGGTTAGCAACATTCAGCTTTGCTTTTGCCTGACTGGCCAGGTTGGTTTGTTCAGTTTCCTGCCGGATAAGCCGCGCAAACTCGTCCTGATAACTGATATTCATCCCGTACTGTTTAGCCGTCCGTTCCATCTGGCGGTAATGACCAAACTCGGCATCATTTTGCTTCAGGATGGCAGCTGTCGAATCCAGCGTTTTACGGGCAATATCCGCATCGGCAAGCGCTCTCGCTTTTACCGCCGCCTGGCTTTCCCGCCAGGCAGCGATATTTTCCCGAAGCCCTGCGGTTAATTTTGTGGAAAGAACCGGAATCAGACTGTAAAGCGCAATACTGGAGACGGTGTTAAAGTTATCCGCCAGGCCATTTAGCGCCTCCGTAGCTGTCTGAATCCCGCTGCGAAGTGGACCGTTACTGCTCTGGCCAATCTTGATGACCATCCCTTCAAATGCGCTGCTCAGACCCAGCAAATCACCGTTCAGGTTGTTAACCCTGATGGATGCCTGCTCATGCGCCGTTTTTGTACCGGTCAGGGAAGCGGTCAGCTCATCAATCTTTGAACGGTTCTGGACCAGGATAGACGCCGCATTCAGGTTCTCCACGCCAAACAGCTTCACGGCCTGAGCCGTGGAGAGGTTTTTCCCTGACAAATTAGTCAGCGCCTGGCTGAGACCAACCACGGATGGCTTGAGGCTCTTGTCCGTGCCCTTTTCCAGATTCAGGATGACGTTACGCAGTGCCGTTCCTGCCTGGCCACCTTTAACCTCACGTTCTGCCAGAACCTGAATGGCGGCATTCAGTTGTTCAAAACCGACGCCAGCCTGCGCTGCTGCGACACCGCCATTTTTTATCGCCGCTGCCGTATCCGTGATTTCGGATGAGCCGTACTTCGCGCCAGCGGCCAGAACGTTGATATAACGATCTGCTTCCTGTGCACTCGCTCCGTACTGGTTCAACGACAGCGCCAGCGTTCGGGTCGCATCCGGGAGCGTCGTTCCTGCGGCCTGCGCCAGAATCAATGCGCTGTTCGTCGCCTGCTGCAGACCATCTGATGTCTTTAGCAACTCCGGCTTAGCCGATGCCATCAGCTTAAGCGCCTCAGCTGCCTGGCTGGCGCTGTACTCTGTCGTTCGCCCCATTTCCTGCGCGGCCAGATCCAGCGCTTTCATCTCATCAGCGGTCGCGCCGGTGATCGCCTGCAGGTCGGATAGCGCCTGGCCATACTGCCTGGACGTTGTGATGATCGTACTTATGGAAAGACCGGCTCCTGCCAGCCCCGCCAGCCTGCTGGCCATCCCGGATATCGAAAGGCCGACCTTCTTATAGGCGTCTTCCGTCTTTTTCGCGTCCGCCTGGGCATTGCGGTTAAACCTTTTTGACTGGTTCTCCGCATCGCCATACGCTCCCAGAAGCTGGGATTTAAAGTTGGCTGCGTTAAGGTGCAGCCCGACCGCTAAAGATGCGACGTCTGCCATTACATTAATGCCCTCATGACTGCCGCGCATTCCTCTTCCATCTTCATCCGGGATGGCGCAGGTGTTGTTTCGGGAGGAGGCGCATTTTCATCGCCAGGGTGGCGGAAAATACCTTGTTTCAGAAAGTAGGCGCGCCAGTGGTACAGCGTGTTTGCCGGAAGTGCAGCAATTTTGGATGGGTCAGGCTCGCCCCAGCGGTCGGCCAGCCAGAAAATTAGCTCCAGCCAGGGCGAGTTATTTAGTTTTTTTCCGCTTCCTCCAGCGTCCCGATGGAGTGGCGTTTCACCTTATCCACGGCTTCCAGCAACTCGGGGTTTTCATGGGCCTTCAGCAGTTCTGCAGCCGTTGGCTTTAATTCATCGGGAATAGCCGTTCCGTCTGGCTGAACCAGCGAATCGATAATGATCTGGATTAAATGCTCGGATGCCTCACGCGGCACCCCAGCTTTTGTTGATTCCATCATCTTTTCTTCGTAGCTAATCATTTCATCCCCGGTCAGGCGGCGGATATAAACTTTTGCGCCGAATAGCTCGGTTTTAGCCACCGTCGGGACTGATTTAAGAAGCGCGGATTTAAGCGCGGACAGGTCAAAATCTTTATCTTTCACGGGTCGTCCTTAAAAAATAAAAGCCACCCGAAGGTGGCTATCTGTTATTGGTAAATAATGCTGATTATTCGCCGCCAGCACCGGCAGTACCCCACACAATGCTGTTTTGCTTGCCTTGCACGGTGATCTGAATCACTTCACTTGCCGGTGCGGTGATTTCATTCATCTGCCAACCAGACAACGCCAGCAGCATAGTCGCGGTGCGTTTGTTCGGCAGTTCAACATAAAGTTGAATAGTCTCGCGGGCCTCTGCCGCATTAAGAAGCGCCGTAAAGCTCGCGTTTGCAGGATCGTCAATGAACCCCAGCGACTTTTCCGGGCCATCCGGCAGATCGCTGATGGACTGCTTTTGCTTATCCTTCAGCGTGGTGCAGTCAACGAACCCACCGGTCTGGCCCATCGCACCCAACGCTTTACAGTTATCAAGCGCCTTCAGCGCCGCCAGCGCGTCGCCGGGTTTCCCCCATTTAGTTAGCGTGCCTGCAGGCAGCATTGCATACTCAGGCGATGTCTGATTCTCAGCCATGATTATTCTCTCTTATATGAATCGGTAGCGGTCGCTACCTGTTTTGAATACCGTTTCGAATTTCCACGGTCAGGACGCGCAAAACTGTCTGGACGTTGTAATCCAGGGAGGGTCGAATAAAGGGGTCTGCAACCTGCTTGACCGTGCCGAACTCCTGAGCCAGCGCCTTCATATGGTGCTGCTTGCTGGGGCCAACACGGAGCGTTACAACCGCATTCCCTTGCGCCTTTCTGGTAGAAGAGCGGATTTTGATTGAATCCCGCATATGCTGCCCGGTCGACGTTTCGTCGAAGCCGGCATGCTGCTTCATATCCTCCTCAACTACCTTTAACGCCTCACGACCGGCATCCCGTAACACCTTCGTCGCGACCTTTTCCCCCAAAGCGGTTAACTGCCGTTCCAGCTCATCCAGCCCTTTCACTTCCATTCGGATCATGATGAGTCCTCCACGTAGTGAATGATGAAATCACGAATCAGGCGGTACTGGATGCTGCGGTTCGTCAGCGTCGTTTTATCCTGTTGGATACCACCACGCTCCACATACTGAACCGGGATACCCTCCAGCCGGCCGTGAACGATTGACTTCCATTCCGACCAGATTTTTTTATCCAGCTGCAGCAATGAGGTGTAATCATCAACACGGTACAGATTCACCTGGATACGGGCAGACACGATCCCCGTCCGCAATGTTCCCGAGTACATTTCCGGGTCAGAGATACGCTGAAAGGTCACCCCTTCCTGGACCGTATCCGGCAGTAAAAGCGGATAAGCATTCATGCCGGTAATGCGCTCCAGCGCGGTTTTAATCGCCAACTCGATCATGTCTCGTATCCCTCTCTGCTTTTATTTCCACCCGGTCAGGATGGCTGCGATCAACAGAGACGACGGTGAAAACCGCATCATTCCACCTTATAAGCCAGTCAATCTGAACATCAGGCCGGGTTCGCAGAGTGAACAGCCAGGTCTCGGCAACTTGCTGTTGATCCAGCGTCCTTATTTTCCGGTTTGATTTCAGCTCCGCTTTTGCCCGAACGGTGGCAACATTAGCGATACTCCCGGAAATAATTTCACCAAGAGGACCGCGGCTTTTTTCCTGACGTTGCAGGATGATGCGTTTATTGAGCTCGCCAGCATGAAGGCTACCCATAATCGTTTCCTGTTTCCGGGCAATTCTTTCAGGCACCCATGCCTGTGCGGAAAGGCTCCAGTAACCAGCGCGCCTGCTTTGGTATTGCACCACCAGCAGAATCGTCACCACGATGTGCATAAAGCCCACCGAGGATCAGCAAGACGGCACTCTGTACAGAAGGTCTGATAACCATGGGGCGTTCTCCAGCGCTTCCGTCTTCTACTGCAGCTACAAGCGCCTGCTCATCCGCATAAAAACGACGATCTAAAAACTCCATGGCCGCATCTTCAGCAGCTGACAGATAGCCCTCAACCATCGTCTTCTCCAGTTCGTCATCCACCCGCAGATGCTCCATCGCTATTTCAGTGTGGATCACTGGCATCGAATTACCCCTTCGTATCAGGTTGTGGGCTCATTTTGTTATCCGGAGCATCCCCCACCAGAGCCACCAGATCATTCGCCTTCAGATCCGCAGCCCGCTGACGTGAAACGGTAAATGCCTCATCCTGTGGTGTACGGAATACATCGCCATCCATAAAACGGCGAAGGGGCTGGACTGAGACCATTCCCGGTGCCGATTCTGCTGTCGCTTCTGAAGAGACTATGGCTTCCGCACTCACTGCTTTCTTAGTCGTTTTCATCACACCCTCTGAATAAAAAAAGGGCCACACAGATGGCCCCGGCTCACAGGTTATGGCGCTGTCACAGTACCGGTGACAAACGCCTCCGGGCGATACACAGCCAGTGCCAGACGCTCTTCCGCACGGATGGTGACCATGTTTTTAACAAAGTCGTCTTCGTTCTCGGTGGATAGCAGAACTTCGATATCCATACGGTCAAAGATTTGCGCCCCCATATTGAAGGCCCCCGTCAGGAAGTTGTTCTGCACCATGGCCTGCGTTTCCACAACAGGGAGACCCCAGATACGTGGAACACCGCCATTGACCGGCTGAGCAATAATGTAACGACCTTCGTTATCTTTGGTCAGTTCAATGCCAGCCCAGTCAATCGGGTTCAGCACAAAACCAGACGCCGGATATTCCGCCAGAACGGCCTGCAAAACAGCCAGACGCAGACGATCAATCGGCGTGGCATTGGACAAAGTGAGTGCAGGCGCAAATTCACTTGCCTGCGGCAAAATACCGAGAATATTCGCGCCGGTACCATCACCACTCAGAAGCTGCAACTCTTCTTTAAAGCGAAGGCCATATTGCGCACGCCCATCGATATAGCTGGCCAGCCCGGGGGCGTCGTCCAGGATCTGACGCGATGCTTTGAAGTGGTGGGCGATGGTGCGAACTGGTGCATTTTTCAGGTCAAACCTGATGTCAGATTTGGGTTTCAGGGCACCTTCCGGAACAGTGTCTGCATTATTCGTAAACCCCGTCTCCTGAACAAATTCAATACCGTTGGATGCGGTATTGCCCGGGATAAGCAGATTACGAATGGTGAGAGTGCGTTCCGGCGGGGCAATAATGCCCTGAACACGATCAGAGACGACCAGGCTGTTAGTTGCACTGACACCAGTTCCGGTTGTTGCCGGCACGTTCATGATGTCTTTCTGCTCCAGCTTCACACGAATACTTTTGCGGGCCGAGCTGTCCATACCTTTATACTCTTCGCTTTCAACCACCAACTGACCGAGTGATTTCCTTTGCGTCGGGGTATCGTCCTGGCGGCGGGCACCTTTTTGCTCCAGTTCGGTCAGGCGCTCTTTCAGCTCGCTGAGCTGACTGAGACTTTCATCTGTTCGTTGCTTAAGCTCCTGAGAGACCGTCTCGCCCGACTCCATTTTTCGCTTCACGTCTTCGCCAAAATTTTTGACCTGGTCCATAACGGCAGAGAGCTGAGCCGAAATTTCGCCGATGGTTTGCGGCTGGTCTTCAGCCGATTTTTTCTGATACATATCTTTTCCTTAGAAAATTTTAGGGAGAGAAAACTGACTCAGTTGCTGGCTCATCGCCGCAATAGCCGATTTGGTTTCGCCGTCTTCGCCCCCGGACTCACTCCGGTCAAGCAGGTATGACAGGCCGCGACAGGCGATCGCCGTGGACTGCGTTTTAGAGAAGCCTGCCTCACGCAGGAGCCCCTCAAATTCAGGTAGTGAAGGAAGATCGCCGTGGGACAACTGCGACTTAATGACGTCAATGCGGGCGTCATCGTTGGCTGGTACAGTGACGATGGAAATTTCGACCAGATCGAGCCTGGTTAATGTGCGGATCCGGGTTTTCTCATCGTAATTTGACTCCCGGACGTAATAGCCAATGGAAAGGCCAGTAATTGCCCGGGTTTTCATGCCCCGCCAGGCGGTTTTTGCGTAAGCTGCGTCATCAAGCCACAGTGCCCCTTCGCCAAACAGACCATGCTTGTCTTCTTTCAGGGTCGAGATATCCCAGTTCCCTATCGGCTCACCTGTCCGGTGCTGCCAGAGCACCGGAAAGGTTCGGCCCTTTGCCCGGGTTTCCTCAATACTTTCAAGGAAAGCGCCCGGTGCAACCACTTCGTTGTAGCTGTCCACCACATCGAAGACGGAACCGTACCCAGAAAAAAGGCCATCATCACTGACGGCCTTAATATCAAAATCGAATGCCTTTACTTTCATGGCTGCGTTTTTCCGGTACATTCCGGCGTCTCCTCTGATTTAATGCCAAGCCATTCCCGCAGTGCGTTTTTGGCAGATTCACCGTCGCCAGATTTCCCCAGCAGATCTATTGGCAGCAGGTTGGCTTGAACGGTAAGTTGATCGGCACCAGGTCTGGGTGGCAGATTTTCTTTCTGTCGGGCTTCATTACGGGACATCAGCCCGTTCTGAGTCATCGTTGAATAAAACGCAGCACGAGCGGCACTGTCCGCACGAAGCAGCCCTTCAATTGAGAACTCAGCGAAGTACCGATTGCGTTCACCTGGCGCCAGAAGATTTTTACGGATGGCCTGCTCGATGCGGGTCAACCAGGGGCGAAGAGAGAAAGTCAGAAAGCCAATCAACATCTGCTCCACCCCACTCCCCCACATCGTCTGCCCCTGGGCGTTATGACCAATCAGCCCCGGCCAGACCCTGAACCAACGGCAGATATCCTCAATATTAAAAGCCCGGGTCTGGAGCATCTGGGCATCCTCCGGATTCATAGCCACAGGAAGAAACTTCATTCCGGCTTCCAGCACCATCATTTTCCCGGTATTCATCGATCCAGCGAATTGTTCAGTCAGGCTGTCCCGCACCTCGTTTCTTTGCTCTTTCTTAAGGACTTGCTCCATAGAAAGGATGCCGCTTGGGCGCATACCGTTTTTAAATACCTTCGCGCTGGCTTCATCCGTTGCCATTGCCATCCCCAGGGTCTGGCGGGCATAACTCACTGGCGAGAGACCCATCACGCCATTCGTACTGAATGCGCGGATATGCATCATGTTCTGTTCTTTAATATTCCGGGTTCCGCCGCCTGCTCCATCCCGATAGGTATAGATGGGCTCACCCTCGCGACTTCGTTCCACCTTCATACGCTCAGGCCGTAGTGGTACCAGCGCCGTAATACGCTTTCCGGTACGGTCAATCTCGGCATAAGCATTTCCCCACAACAACAGGCTGGCCATTATCATTTCCCAGAATTCCACCGCCGTCATATCAGCATTGGGCTGATTATGCAGAAGCTCATAGAGCGGATGTTCATTTGCACTCTGACGCCCGTCGGATGTTTTTTCATAAAAGCCAACCGGCAGCGTGGCGATGGTTTCCGATAACAGCCTGACACATGACCAGACAGCAGACAGCTGAAGCGCCTTATCAACGGTGACGGTTTTGCCCGCCACCGATTCACCGCCAGCCCAGGCTGACCAGAATTCTCCGTCCGTCAGTGATATCGGCATACCGAGCCACCGGCGGACGGCACTTTTTATCCGACCGGGTTTCTTCTCTTTATTCATGGTGACTCACACTATGATTGGATTACTGAAAAAATCATCGATATCGCCAGAGTCGTCCTCGTAACCTTCAGCAGCGCCGATCGCCATAGCGCTGGCTACCACACCATCGATACGGCCCGTACTCTTCTTCTTGGCAAAAATGCGATTTTCTTTCTGGTCTGCCTCAGTCACCGCTGAAGCAGCGTTCCAGCGCAGACAGGGGTTGGTTTTGATAATGACGATGCTGTCATCAAGCAACTCCTCGAAGAGTTCAATGGAATGTGGCATCCACAACCCGGAGTCTTTTGCCTTGTAATAGCCCTGCGCGTGAGGAATAAGCGGGACAGAAACTGATGCCTCCTCCAGCTCAGGTTCAAGGTACTTAATACGGTACTGGTCAAAGGCAATCGCAATGATGTGAAATTGCTGTGAAAGATCGGCTATTCGTTGAGCGACAAAACCATATTTCACTGCCTTTCCCGGCGTGGTGTGAATATGGCCATCACGAGCCCAGGCGTCATAAGGTACCCGGTCGGTTTTTGCCCGATCGAGCAACGTCTCTTTTGGTGTCCAGAACTCCACCAGCAGTTTCCGCTGCTTAGGGAAAAATAGCGCCAGCGCGGTCAAATCACGAGAACCAGAAAGGTCCAGACCGCCGTAACACTCCTCACCTTCCAGTTCGTCAATGTCGAAAGCTTCTTCGCATCCCATCCAGACGTCGCTGCTCATCCATGGATTATCGGCATCGACCCACTGGCAAAAATTAAGCCGGCGAACAATGCTCTCTTTCGATGGCATGCCCCGGGCCTGAGTGACCTGCTCCCGAAGATAGGTTTCGTCAAAGGTATGTCCCAACGATGGGTTAGCTTTTTTCCAGCAGGTTTCATCCTTGAAAGGATCATCTCCCTCATCCAGAGAACAGATAAAGGAGAAGAAGCTATCATCTTCAATCGAGCCTTCAGCGACCTTTCGCCCGTACTCATGGTAGTCAAAGCAGACGCTGGTTTTATCGTGGCCGCTGTTGGTTATCATGAAAATAAGAGCCTGCCGACGCCCCTTAGTACCGGCTCGCATCATTTCCACGACCTGGTTACTTTTGTGCTCATGGACCTCATCAATGAGCGCACAGTGGGGACGAGGTCCCGACTGACCATCATCAGAACTGATTGGACGAAAGAAGGAGCCTGCCTGCAGAAATGCCAGATTCCACTCTTTTCCCGCACCGCCTGATTTCTGGATGCGCGCGGAAAGCGCCGGCGATTGATCGACCATCGCTACCGCATCACGGAAAAGAACCATCGCCTGGTCCTTCTTCGTCGCCGCGGCATAAACTTCAGCACGCGGCTCTTTATCCGCTGTCAGGCAGTAAAGACCGATCCCTGCAGAAAGCGGTGATTTGCCGGAACCTTTCCCGGACTCCACATAAACCATGCGAAAGCGTCGATATCCTTTCGAATTTTTCCAGCCAAAAATGGAGCCAACAATGAAGCACTGCCAGGGAAGAAGAACAAAAGGGGCACCTTCAAAATCACCACCATTAAGCTTCAACACTTTGGCAAAATAATCAATTGAACGCAGTGCCGCCTCAGCGTCCCAACTGAGCCCACGCGCATGGCAGGAATCCAGATCCTTAAGATGACGCTGGCAGGCATAACGAATGTCCGGCCCCGCCAACTCTTTTCCGGAGGTCACGTCCAGCGCGTACTGCGTGGCCGGATCAACCGAAGAACTTGTCGAGCGTGTCCTCTTCGGGGGTTTCGCCATTAACTTTCACCTTCGTCCTTGCCGCCGGCGTCAGACCGAATTCTACCAGGTAGCTTTTAAAACGACGGTCGGCATCAGCCAGCATTGAAACCGCCGGATTAGCCTTAATCAAAAAACCGCCATCGGTCTGGACGGTATAGGTTCTGCCTTCCACCGCAATCGTGTCACGCAGTTGCAGGATGTCGGCATAGATATCGCAGAGACGTTCAAGCGCCAGCGTATCCGCGACGGTGAGAACCCCCATCCCGTCAAGAAGAACAGTCAACCGTCCCCAGGCTACTTTTCCCCAGTCAGTAAGATGGGCCGGAGGACTCGGGATTTCTTTCGCTGGCGTGGGTTCCTTATCGTTGAGTTTTCGTTTGCCCGGATTGCCGGTAACCACTTTGAGGTGTGTCGGTTTCGGGCGTCGTCCGGCCATCAGAACCTCCAGGAAAAAAACTTTTCATTTCGCGGTTGTGCACACAAAGGACAAGGGGCGGTCATTTGGGGTCAGGGCGCTGAAGTTTAGATCCCCCCTCCCCCCGTAGGACCATCATCATTTGAACCAGTGGGAATTCGGATCAAGCGGCACACCGCTTTCATCGCAACCAATGACGGTGCCACGCTTCTCCATTCGCTGTTTCGTTGAGTCATGATGAGATTTGCAGAGTCCCTGCCAGTTTTTTCTGTCCCAGAAAAGCTTTTGAGCTACAGCGATTAACCTTAGGTCGCAAGAAATCAGCGCATCTTTAAGCTTGTGAGGAATAATGTGGTCAACGACTGTAGCGGCAGTTGTTCTGCCCTGTTCATGACACATCACACACAGCGGATGCTTACGCAGGAATGACAAACGCGCCTTATCCCATTTGTTGTTATATATACGGGGCCTATTATTCATCCTCTACCTCATTAGTAGTGACCTCAGGATGCCGTTGACTCCGCAATACCATCCGCCCGCAGCACATTCTCCGGGAGACGTTTTGCCAACGGTGCATTCTCAAATACTTTGAGCCCGTACTGACCAACCCAGGTACTTTCCTGCCCGACGCTGCCAGAAATGAAGTCCATAACTTCATTGAGAAGCTCTTTGACCAGCGCCTCCGTACCAGTCCGCCAGTGGCCTTCAATGGCCACCAGGAGAGGATCGGAACCGTTGGCGATACTTTGCTTGCCTACCGAGTAGGTTTTCTTTTTCGCCTTATCGGTCACACACTGCAGCTGTGTCATCAGGGCCAGATCAGCAATCGGAGTTGTATCGCGCACTTCGATAGTCATCGTGGCCAGCTTGTTACCCGATTCAGCATCAGTGGATGATGCGTAGTACATTGAAATGGTTAAATCATCACGACTGAACATGATTAATGGCTCCGGTTACGGTTGCGATTTTTATTGCGGTTACGCTGATGGCGCGGTGCGGTTTCGGCTGGCAGGTGCACGCCTTCGAACGCTTGCGCTGGCTCTTGCGATTGCGGTTGAGCGGGAACCAGTCCTTCGGGAATTTCGCCACCTACCTCAAACTTGAGATGCGGTTCTTTCCCCAGAAAATGGCTGAAGTTCAGACCCGATAGCCCTGCCTTGAGTATCGAGATCCCCTCAACCTCAACAGCAACGAGCTGGCCATCAACGTATTCAATTTTTAAATTCTTCATCGTGTTCCCTCTGTCGCGGTTTTCTTTCTGTGGCACGGCCAGCACAACGACTCCAGATTGGAGTCGTCATCAGTACCGCCGTGAGCTTTTGGAATGATGTGGTCTACACTGGTGGCTTTAGTGGCTATTTTCTGTCGGCGGCAGTTCTGGCAAAGATATTTGTCACGCAGGAGGATGCGGGCGCGAATAATTTCCCAGGGCCGACCGTATCCGCGTTCCTGTCGGCTTTTCCCGGACTGATAGTTGCGCCACCCATCCCCAGCATGTTGCTGACGATGGGCATCACAATAGCCGCTGGCATCATTGGTTATTGCCGCACACCCTCTGTGGCGGCATGGACGTTTAGCACGTGCGGGCATGTTTAGCCTGCAACGCCGTGATTTGACTGCCCTGACTTACTAGGGCAAGCTCCAAATGGGATACGCGACTGCTTAACGCCTGGAGTCCGCTAACATCAGTCTTCTGACTTATTGCTTCCCATAGTTTTCCACCCGGCTTAAGTGCATCGGTTATTGCTGAATTAACCGCTTTTGAGATAAGAGTACGGAATTCATCAAGGCGCTCCTTAGCCTCACTGGTATCAAGCTCCAGCTTTAAATTAATAGTCCCAACTGTTTTACGAGCTTTACGCTCGGCTTCTGTTTCGTCCGTTGAGAGAGGGCCTGCAGCCACCTTCACCTCTCCCTCGTGATAAATTTTGAAAGTACCGACGGATAAGTCCGGTTCTTTTGGCTGTTCCTTATCCTGTTCACCGGATGCATGCTGCAGCACGTAAAATGCAGACTTAACAGCTTTGGCCAGTTGTTCAGCAACATAGCCGGCTTCTTTTGGATTAACTTGATAGAGGGTGCTAGTCAGCACGCCTGAAAGCGTTTCTTGTTCGATGGTATTGCCACAAATACGTGCTTCACCAATATGCGCTGTGCTACCAATCTCTCCTCTCATAATGACATTATTGAAGCTAACCCCCTCCGGATTAGCCGATGGCTTCTCAAGGGCTTTTGCATTTGCAGACCGCTTACAAAATTGCGTTTTAACCAGATACCAAATAGCAAATTCCTGCCCCGCCGAGGTAAGCCATGTGAAGTAATCTTCACCCTGGTATTTGGTGGCAACATGCCCGGTCTCAGCAAGCCCCAGCGAACGCAGTTCGGCGGCTCCGCTCTTTGCCGGAAGGTCGCCAGATGCAAGCGCACCACGGAAAAATAGCGCATATAGCACATCATTTGCCGCGTCAGTTAGCCCAAAAATAGGGCGGGATGTCAACGTACCAAGGCAGGAGGTGGTCTTTCGGGTAATGTCAGTGTTGGCTTTATCCAGCCCTGAAGCCAGGCGGGTAATTGACGTACCAGCGTTACTGATTTGAGTAAGTTGAGCAGAGACTTGCTCGTCAAGATTTTGCAAGGCTTTTGATTGCTCCGCTTTTGGCATGGGTTTACTTTTGTCATCAACCGAAAGGCTAATGGGAAAATATTCAGGAATACCTTCAACAATTCCGCGAATTCCAGATTTGTCGTAGAAAGCTTTTCCTGCAGCGTTCTCAATTACAAATCCTTCCTCTTTAAGAATTATATTTAGGCTGCGCATGACATCCACCAGCCTCAGGCGTTTATTACTCATTTTTAACTCCGATTTATGTTCAGGGCAGACAACAACTACACAGTAGTACTGCTGGTTAAATATCAGGATGTTACTGTGACACATCAGCATGTAAGGTTTCTGCTCAGCCCGCCCGTGGTGGGACACGGACGAATACTAATGGTGGAGTAATGGCTGTTCAGCTCTGCTTGAGTAAAGGGAAAATGGCGATAACGCTGAATCTTCAATTTATGGAGCCAGATGGGGCTATCCATGACTCACCAGTTGAACGAGGGGCACCGGTAATAAAAATATATATTCATAACAGGCACAACCCTTCAATCACGGCACCACAGATAAGTGAGGCTTATGCGATGGTTGATACTGGTGCTGACTTTCTTTACATAGATGAGGACTACTGTCGCCGTTTCTTGCTACCACAAATAGCAAGTACACAATTACAAGGTGCAACATTCACAACACAATCATCTGTTCATGAAATAGAATTAAGCTTTTCAGTACACGGGAGAGTATACCGTTCATCAATAACATCTGCCCCATTGAATGCAAACCACAGGCCGTACCAATTTGTTATTGGAATGTCAGCCATAGTCCAGGGCTCACTTGTAATAGACCGTAATAAAAAATTATACCAATTAACCTTGCCAGAAAATCTGAAACTAACTGGTATTTGACATCCTTCGCAACCTGAAGGTGGGGTCTTTGCAGCATACTGGAAAAGGAGCGAATAATCATATTCCGCACCGGGTTAGCTGGTGCGGTTTAATCTCCACGAGTCAGTATGCCAATGGTTGCGCAACGCTCCTCCTCTGCTGGCTCATCACCAACCGTAAAACCTATACTTTCGCAATACTGACGGGCGAAACGTTTGGCTTGCCGGAAATAATCATCCAGAGAACCAGAAGAGTCATAGTCTTCACTGTAGCGGATGACCAGCCTACCAGCATCCAGCGCATCTCCCGTCAGTCCAGTCACGATAACTTTGGTCTCCAGTGTCGAGACCAGGGTTGCGGGAAATCCCCCATAATGGAGAACCGTTGATTCCGGCTCTTTATCCGGAAAAAAGCGATGCCCCTGAGACGGCATCTCGACCACAAATTTTAAGGCCAT